ATTTGTGTGCCACGTCTCACCACGAACACGTTCTTTGTTGGCGCTTTGGCTTTGCCGATTCCTCTGCATACCACCAGTGAGTTGATACAAGAAATCGCTTGCTTCCTTGGGATTGACGTTGGTCATCTCATCAATCGGCAAGAAGATGTTCTTGTACACCTCGGCACGGTTCATCTTCGACGCATGCGTATCAACTTCACGCAACAGGATTAGTTCAGGGTTGCCCCAAATACTTGCACCTGCCATCATCGCTGTGGTCTTGCCGAGTCCGGGGTCTTGGCTGTACACGTGAAAGAGTGAGGCGCACTGCGGCACAAACGCCATGAACGGAGAACCGAACGACAGACCGATGATGTACTGGTGCAACTCCATACCTTCACGGTTGTAGAAGTCCATGATCTCAGTCCAACCTGCCATCGTGCCCTTGTTCTGAAACATCGGGAACATGCCGACCGTAGAGTTTGCAGGTGGGTTGTGATCCACTCGGTCAGCGCGAATCTCTTTGCTTCCAACCACGAAGGCTGATAGCAGTTCATCAGTCCAACCAAATTGTCGCCGTGCCTCATCTGCCTGTGCGGTTGATTGAAGTTTGTTGACCCACGAAGCTGTATATGACATAAGTTCTTCCATTTTGATTACGGCAACGCCATGCGCCGCCATGTGTTTGCGAAACTCGTCCTTACTCAGGATCGACGCCAATGGAACGGTGAACTCCCGCACCCCGTCCTTGGGGAGGTGCAGACGCATCACGACAGCCTCACCCACATCAGGGTCGCGCAGTCGGCGTACAACGTAGAAGTCGTTGTGATAAATCGGCACCTCTATGGGGTCACCTTCCTTGTTTTTCATACGCTTGAAAATACCACCAGCTTTGCCACGAAAGAAAGGCTCGGGGTATTTCGGTATCACGTACGTCTGTTTGGGAACCTCGATGTTCTCAGGAACATCTTCTACAATGTTGTCTTCCTCGGTGGCTTCCAGAACCTCACGTCCGAGCACGATAGGTGACTTGATCTTCCCACGGTGCTTGCAGTTCGTGCACACATCAGGATTGAACTCATCAAACTTGTCGCACGTATATGGCCCTTTAATCCATTCGACTTTTTGTTGTGTCGCTCTGCGGTTGTAGTCAGGATGCCCCGAGGAAATTTTGGTGATTGCTTTTTCAGCATCCACGCAGAACTTCGCAATCGACAGCCCGGCTCGCCACATCGGTTCACTCAGGGTAGCTTGTTCCTGTATGACCTTCTGAATCTGTGCGCACCCCCGCCCTGCGGCGGTCTTCTGCACAATCAACTTAAATGAGTTTGAAAAACTACCAGCCAGTGCGTTGGTCACATCGTCCATGACCTTGGGCACAAAGTTCCGTGCAGTGACAGGCACTTCACCCATCAATGACTTGAACGTCTCAAACTCAACAGGCTTGGACATCTCACCAAGAACAAGCACATCAAGTGGTGGCTCGTCCTTGAAGTTAAAGGTGTTGGGCACCCGCAGTATCCGCGCCACATCTGCCGTAACAGACGGGTCGGCTTCCATGCCATGTAGTTTGCACAGGGCTTTGAGTTGCTCTGCAACAGGCACCCATGCGTCTGCTGTGATTGCCTCGGTCAAAGGCCAATACACGTGCACACCTCTACCCGAGTTAACCATTGTTGGTCTTGGGAGTTTGGCGCTTTTACAGAAATCGCGCAGTGCCGCGATAGCTGTTTGTTGGTCAGGGTAGTCCTTCTCAGGGCCGCAGTCTATGTCGAGGAAGAACGCTTTAAGTTGTTTTGCGTTGTCGCCTTTACGTGACTCCCCGGTTTCGTACGTAGCTAGTGCAAAGTAGGCATCGTATCCATTACGTGCCATGTCCTCTGCAACTGAACTCGCTGTCTCCAGTGATGGGTAAAACTTCTGAATCTTCTTATCTTGCTTTGCGCCGAAAATGCAGTAGTAACCCTCTCCACTCAGGACTGTGTTCAAAAATTCTTGTGTTTGCATGACCGCCTTCTGAAGTGGAGTGAAAGAAAAAAGAGGGGATGGGAGCGACCCATCCCCACGTCAAAGATCAGTCGTCCCAACCGTCAACCAAATCCGTCAGCGCAGGTGCTGACGTGGCGGCGGGGGCAGACTTCTTCTCAACCTTCTTTGGTTCTTCCACTTCTTCAGCAACAACTTTCTCAGCCTTCGGTACGGGCTTTGGGGCAGGAGCGGCGACTGGCGCAGGTGCGGCGCTATCTTTAGGCTTGATCACCACAGTCAGCTTGATGGCTTCGTCAGCCTCGGCACTGTTGCGAGTTGCCTCAACATCGTGGTACTCGTCTTCAGTAATAGGGCGCACTGGCTTGAACACCAACTTGGGAGTTGGGGATGCAGTGTCAAAACGCATCTCAGTGATCACACCTGCAACAGGTGTGTTGTGTGCTTTCAAGTGGCGACCGTACGCTTGCAGTGGGAGCTTACCCTTCTCACCATCACCGAACACAGATGTTGCAGGGCAGATGACTTGGTAGACTTCGCGCTTGGATGTTTCGCCTTCAATCAACACAGCAATGCGTTGGCTGAAGCGGCATGCACGACCATCGCCTTGGGATGCAGAACCCTTGACGTTTTGTGCGCAGTCCATGCACTTGGAGGCTTGCTTCTGATCAGCGGGTACCGATGTGTCAGGCGTTTGGTTGTTGCTTGACCAGCATGTTGGTGAAGCGTTTTGACCTTCAACATACGCACCTGCAAAATACGTGCGGTGCACACTCGGTGCGGCTTTGATGATGATCACGCCGATGGCGCGTTCCTCGCTCGTGCGCACTTCTTTGTTGCCAAGCATCTCGCGGAATACGCCGCCTTTGATGCTGATCTTGCGTTGACCTACTTCGCCACCTGCCAGTGAGGAAGTGGTGTCATCTTCTTGTAGGTTCTTCAGGTAGCTGGGAAGTCCAGTTTTAAACAGGGTAAGTTCACTCATCTCATTCTCCTTAGACATCTTGGTCGGGGTTAAAGTTCAATTCCAACTGCACGGGCGCAGTCGGGTTGGCAGTCGTCTCGGCGGGTACCTCGACAGGTGCAGGGGCTTCGTCAGCAGACACACGGCGCAGAGCCGCATCCACGTCAGCGATCTTGAATCGGTACGTGTTGCCTAACTTCAGAAAATCAGTGGATGTCAGCTTGTTCGTACGAATCCACGCACGGACGGTTGACACCGACACCGAGTAGTACTTGGCTACATCTTCGATGGAGACGTATTGGTCGTTCATCATTCTTTCCTCACAGTTATGGTGTACTCACTGTCCACGTTCAGACCGGGCGGCAGTAAGTCGGGATGCTCCTCAAGAAACTGTTGGATGTTGCCTTGATGGAGCCGCTTTTCGTACAACTCGGGTACTTGGTGTTCAAGGACAAACTTGCCCATTGCTTCCCAATTATTCGTGGTGTACCGCTTCTTGATACTGCGGTAGAAAAGCCCCTCGGTAGTGCGAACACTCTCGACACTTTGGTCTTTGCAGTATGCAAGCAAAGCCGCCTTAACCTGATCCATCTGCCCATCAATTTGTTTGACTTGGCTTTCAAGCTCCGATTTAGCGGTCTTCATTTTCAGATAAACCCGCACCAGCTTCTCAGCGGGTACAGGGGGAATTGCAGTTTCCTCTGTCATTTCATTTCTCCGGTTGGTTGTAGGAACTCTCAGTATATCTCTTTTTTTATGTTAGTCAAGCAATTGTTTGTAAAGATCAACAATTTGTGTGTGAACGTCGTTTTTAGTGTCTAACATTGTGTAAACATGTTTTTCTGCGTTAGACCCCATCAGGCGGATCACAACTGATGGATGGCGTTGCCCAGCACGATGTACACGTGCGTTTGCTTGGGCGTAGGTTTCCAGCGAAGATGTCGGCCCCCACCACACCACAGTGTCGGCGGCTGTGAGCGTCACACCGTGGGCGGCAGACTGCGGCTGAATGACCAGCACCCTCGGCTCGGGTGTCTCTTGGAACTGCTTGAAAATCTCGGTACGCCTGACCGCAGACACGTTGCCACTGATCACTTCACAGGTGATCCCGTCCTCACGGAGTTTGGCGGTAATCAAGTCGATGGCATGCTTGAAGGGCACGAACACCAGCACCTTTTGGTTGGCCTCGTCAATAACTTCTTTGAGCACGGCGTAGCGGTTCTTGATGTCAAACTCCACCACCTCCTTGGTGTCCGAGTAGACCGCACCGCAACTGATCTGTAAGAGTTTGGACAGGTTCACGGCGGCGTTGACTGCTGTGATCTCCTCCCCTGCGGCTTCCATGACCATGCGGTTCTTCATCAGGTTGTAGAACTTCTGCTGTTGCTTGGTCAGCACCACCTCGCGGTTGACATACGTCATCTCGGGTAGGTCAAGACACTCGGCTTTGGTGAAGCGGATGGCAGGTTGCAGGGCGTTGAACACCGTGTCCAGTGCACTCGGCTTGGGTATCCACTTGAACTGCGTGACCTTGTACATCACCATGTCCTTGAAGGAGCCGAAGAACTTGGGCACACCCATCGGGTTGACCAACTTGGCAAGGCCGTATGCGTCCACAGGGGACTGAGCGGCAGGGGTGCCAGTCAGCATCCACAGCCACATGTCGGGCTTGATCAGACCGTTGAGCACCTTCCACCGATTTGTTTGGGCGTTCTTATATGCGTTGGCCTCGTCCACCACAATCAGGTCAAACCCTCCCTTGTCGATGGCATCGCACACCACCTCGACACCATCAAAGTTGATGATGACGAACTCAGCTTGGGATTCGATGACTTGTCTGCGCTTTTCTGCTGAACCGTGTGCAATGTCAACGGAGCGGTGCATGGCAAACTTAAACAAGTCAGCCCTCCATGCGGAGTCCATGATTGACAGGGGGCAGATGACAAGCACCCTCTTGATGCGTCCTTGCTTCATCAGGTAGTCAGCCGCCCAAATGACTGAGCCAGTTTTGCCAGTGCCTTGCTCGTTAAGACAGAAGGCCCGTTTGTTTAAGGTGAGGAACGCAGAAGTTGTTTTCTGGTGATCGAATGGTTTGTGCAGCCCGGGCCATGCGTAGCTACGTAAGATTGGTGAGGGGACATTTTTGATTTTCAGGTTCTTCAAGACTTGCGCCTCGTCCAAACCCCAATGCACCAACACGTTGTGCTCACCCATCACGCGACTCTTGGGTATGACTGCTGTGACCTTTTCGGGGTCGCGCAGTTTCAACAAGAGTGCCTTGTTTTCAATGATTTCCATACCGTTTCATCTTCTCGTTATAAATGCAAAACAGGCAGAAAGCGGTGTCCGCAATCTGCTCTATCTCAGTGGCACCGTCTTGGATTCAAACCAAGCAACCTAGTCTTGTCGATCTGTGTGTACTCACCACACCGCCGATGCCGAAACTCCAATATAGCAACCCTTGCAGGGGCTGTCAATTAGGGTTTCTTCCCACCCTTTTCTCTCACGCTGTGACCATTACGGGCACGATTCTTGGCTGGCGCAACTATGCGTATACCGTCCTTGTTGGTGCCGCCCTTGGCAAGCATCTTCACGTGGTCGATGTCCTTGCCTTCGCGCTTGTCGGCCTTTCCGTTCTTGTTCAGATCGGGAGAACTGGCATCAACTTTTCTTCGGGCACGTTGACGCTCCATGCGGTCGGGGAGTTCGCCCCGCTCTTTCTGCTTCTCGTACTCGTGTTTGTACGGACGTGGTGATTTGGTGTATGGCATCATGCCCTCCCGTTATGTGAACAAGTCAACACAGGA